AGTACAGTCTTGGGATCGACCACGGCTTGGCTGTCGTTCACTGCGCTCTCAAGATCGACGTTTATATAGAACTCGTCGAGTATAGCGTTGCTATTAAACATAACCGCGCCGATGGCGATGATCGGTGCGTTGGGTCGGGTGCCCATAGTCTCAAGGTCTACCATTACGTGCATCACTGTGCTCCTTTTTCATCGTGATATGCGTCAACGATGATTGACGCGGTAAATTCTGCGAGGGTTACGTCTTCTGGCATACTATTCAAAAGCCAGAAACGTATCTCTTCGGGAAGGGCTTCAATCATATTTTGGATACTCCCCAGCTGCACATCGTACGCTTTGAGTATTGTTTTTATTTTTGACCGAGTGCTTGCCGGCTGTCGCGGTGGTATTACGCCAAGTTCACGCCCCTTACGGACAAGTCTTGCAATCGCGGTTGGAGAAAGGCCCGTCTCCTCTGAAATCTGTGCACGCTGGTAATTCTTAGCGAGTAATTCTGCTACTATTGCGAGGGTATCTCCCGCCATCATATTCTCCCGTCAATGTTGCGGTGTTCAATTTCTTTCATAAGTTCCTCCGACTTGTCGTAATTCCTGTGCCGAACGCACGTCTTGTATGCGTTCAGCAGGTGTTCATCGATCATGTCTTGGATCGGGATGACACCGTTGTGCGTGGCCCACATGCCTCTCTGGATGGTCATGCCGTTTCCTTTACTGCGGCGATGGCGGCGCGGGCAAGGTTGCATATGGACCTGTGTGCATATGCCAGTCTGTCAGCGCCTTGATCCTCTGCGTTTGCCTCAACCCCATAAACATCAGAGGCGTAGGCAATGCGTTCCAACGCCTCCACCAGCGCCTTGTTGCTGGCTTCAAGGGCGTCGATGTGGTCGGCGGCTGCCCGGGTGGTGGTTCCAGAATGGTTGTTTAGGGAACGCAACCGTGCGCTTATGTCACTCATGTGGTGTCCCCCTGTCGATCTCGATGACAGTTACACCTGCCTCGTTGAACTGTTCGTATGCCAGTAAAAGGTCGTCCTTCCACCTCATCGCAAACTCTTGTGTGGGGCGGGGCCACACCACATACTTGATACCTGCTTGGATGATATGGGCTGCACACTGGGCGCAGCAGGGGTGAGTCACCACGATCGTACACCCATCCAACGCCTTGGTAGCAAAGAGTATGGCATTCTTCTCGGCATGGAGGGTGAGCTTCAGCTTAGTGTCCCGTTTAGTAAGGCGTTGCTGCGTGTCACGTACACCACGGGCGAACCCGTTGTATCCAGCGGATACAAGCCGCCGCTTCTCGTCGAATACCACCGCACCTACCTTGGTGCTTGGGTCCTTACTCAGCTTGGCCACGTGGTCCGCCATACCGACTGCCCAGTTCTGCAGTCGTCCAGTGTCTAATGGGTTCATAGTTTCTTCAACCTTTCGAGTGTCTTGTTTACTTGCCAGTCGTTTGCCTTGGATGAGTTGTCCGCCACGCAGATCAGTGGGCTACCCTCAACCTTTAAGAAGTAGTGGTCGCGCTTTTTGACTATCTCCCACGATCGGGTGAGGGCGGCGATCTCCCGCCGCACCTTCCTGTCAATCTGCTTTGGTAGGTCGGTCATCATCCCCGATCTCCCTATCCTCGTACGTCACCAAGAAAGCGATACAGCACGCGGCGTGCCATGTGTGGGGCATACCAGTCTCAGGGTCGTACTTCTCGCCAGACCAGAAGGCAGCCATGTGACGACGCAAAGCGGCGTACACGCGGCCCCAGTCCATGCCCAGCTCCCAGTTGCGGTCGCCGTACTTACTGGCACCGAAGGTCAGTACCTTTGCTATAGCCTCCTCGATCTCTGGGGGGACCAGATCGTACCGTACCTTGCCGGTGTCAAACTTCTTACCCTCAACAGGTTCACGCCAGTCGGGTGACCCTATACGATCTAGGTATGCTTGGGCTCGGGCAATAGTTATATCACACTCCAGCACCAAATCGGCGGTGGTAGCCTGTCTATTCTCAAGCAGGTACTTCCATACCCGCTGGTCTGTGTTGTCCATCATTTCCCCTCCAAAAATACGCCAAACCGTTGGCGCAACTCCACGCTATACGTAGTCAGTAGTTTCTCCACACTATTGTAAATTTCCATCGACGTTTCTGAACACGCCCATGATACCTCACTGGCCACGAACATCTTCAGCAGGTCCGTGCTGCAATCGTTATCTTTGATAGCTTTGTATAGTATGTCAAGCCATTCGTCATACCCCCACTTAGGTTTGTCGATCCATGGAGTACGGTTTTTCCGCTCTGCTACGATCAAGCTGTCAAATACGCCAAGTCTTGCGGCGACCTTTAGCTTGGCCTTCCACGCGCGGCTGGCAGCCAGCCATACCTTGCGCTTCTCGGGGTCTACCTGTCTGACGGGGTCCGGCTTGTAGTTGAGGCACTTGCCTGTAAAGAGATCGAACTTGAGCCCGTCGTAGATCAGCGGTGAATTGTTCTTGCCCGCAAAATGTACATACGCAGGGGACACCATCCCGTTTCTGTGCTCGACCCTGTACTTCCTACTACCAACACGCTTCCAGTAGAACGGTATGTTCGCGGCCATTGTACCGCTCAGGGTATTGGCAGTGCGGTAAGCCCGCTGCCCGTCGGTGGTAAACATAAACGTGTTGTCAGGAAGGAACCGTCCTAGCTGATCGCCGTGTACGGTGACAACGTACTCGTCACCGTCTTGGAACAACCGCCAGCTGGAGCTTTTCATAGGGCGTCCCTTGGCTTTGTTCCGTGCCTTCTTCATGTACAGCTGTGCTGCCTCGTAGCTTGATAGCATTACGCATCCTCCATTTCGTAGTCTAGTTCGTTGGCCTCGATGGCTTCCCACACCGCCTCGTCACTGACGAGGTAGTCGTGTGCATCCTCCAGCTTGCTGTAGAGGTCTTGCATGTAGGTCCTCCACTGCTCGGTCACGTCGTTCTCGAACGCCTCGACCTCGTCCTCAAGCTGCTTGTCCCATGCGTCCACGATCTTCTCATGGAACTCGGTCGGACACTCGACCAATCGGTAGAACGTGTCGTGCTCTACGCTGAAGTGGGTGGACTGCTCGTGGTAGTAGTTACCGCTTTGGGTGCAGTCGATGTGGACGTACCCACCATGCTCCAACAGCTTGCGGATCATGGGGTACTGGTCCTTGTGGTGGTGGTCGAGGTAGGTCTTGAGGTTATCAAACCTGCCCTTGAAACAGGCACCATCACCCTGCGACCAGAACCCGCTGAAGTACATACGCCGCACGTCGATGCCGACCTCTCGCATATCCTCCTTGAAGCTCTCATAGACAGACTGGTACCAGTCGTTGTGCTCGACGTTAATGTATCGGTGTCTCTCCAGCAGGCTTTCGCACCGCTCTGACGAGGCCATCTTCTCCGATCCAGACATGTACTTCTCCCTTTGCTACGTCCGTTAATATGTCCTTGAGTGTTTGGTTCTCCTCAAGGTAGTAGTCTACCTCATCCCTTACTTCGGCGAGTGTCAGACGGGCGGAGTTAAGCCGCCTGTTTATGCTGACCGATCTCTTTGTGAGCCTGCTCACAACACGTTGTAAGTATATGGTCCATATAATGGCGGCCACGAGGGCCGCCGTCATGATGAGTAGGTCTGTCATTCCATCACCACCACTTCACCGAAGGGTGCTTGGTCTGCACCCGTTGACACCCAAAGCACAGGGCAGTCAGGTGCGTCACCGAAGTCGTTGCAGTACAGGTCAGTGAGGAACACGATACCAGCAGGCTCGATGCCCTGCTCCTCGATGTGCTTGAACACAGGGCTGAAGGCAGTACCGCCACCGCCACGGGGGTTGAACTCGAACTCGTCGTCCCGTGACAGCGTGTCGTGGGCACATACCTCGTGGCTGAAGTAGATAAGGTGCAGCTTGTAGGGCTTGCCATCCTCGTGGACGATACGACACTCGGCCGAATACTGGTTGCACTCGTCCTGTTGGATAGACCCAGACATATCCACGGCGAATACCATCTCACCCAGCACCTCGCCGGTGATGGTCGGCATGTAGAGCCCTTGTGACAGGAACCGGCGGTTGGGTCTTGCGAAGGTACGCTGGTCGTTCTTGGCCTTCTGCACGAACTGGCGCAGTCTGTCACGCCAGTCCACCTTGGGCTTGAGTACCTCGTCGACAAGCCGTGCCATGTTGGCGCTCAGTTTGCCCATCATCTTGGCAGCCTGTGCAGCTTGGGCCACCTTGATCTTCCACTCGGCAGCCTCTTGCGCCTGCTCTGCTTGGCCACCTTCGCCATCCTCAAGGTCGTTACCGGGTCCACCGGGGGCGTCACTGTCACCGTCACCCTCGCCATCAGGCAGCAGGTTGTAGATACCATCGCTGGTGCCGCCGCCGTTGTTGTAGATGGTCTGGTCAAGGCAGCCACCCTCGATGAACTTGCCGATACCCTCGTCGACAAGCAGCTGGTTGATGACGTAGTCCGCTGCCTTGTTCCACTTCTTGGGGTCACGAGAACCCCGTCGATAGTTGTGCTCCAGCATGGGGTGTAGGCACTCGTGGGCCACAAGGAACTTGAGTTCCTCGTCAGTGAGCGGCTCGATGAAGTCGGGATTGTACAGCACCCGCTTGCCGTTGGTCGCAGCGGTGGGCACCTCGTCGCTCAGTGACATGGGCATGTTGAGTGCCACGCTGCCAATGAAGGGGTGTTCCAAGATCAGGCTGGTCTTGGCTTTGCTCAGTCGTTTCATAAGGTCCATAGTCTATCCTTTCAGTCTTGCTCTTGCAGCAGCCGCAATGGCCTCTACTTCTGTGTTGTATTTGGACGTGGTTGGTTTGCTCAGGGTGTGTTCGTTCACGCTCTCCGTAAACCCGTCACCCTTACGGTAGACACCCCAACAAAGGGGTGTCTCTCCGTTCTTTGCTTCGTAGTACCCAGTGCTATATGCCAAGGGTAATATGAATATCTCTCCGACACGTCGTGTCACTTCAGTCCTCCCATGAACGCTGCCATCTTGGCAGCGATGTCGTTTGCCTCGTCGATCTTAGTCTGCCGGAACGTGGGGCTCTGTACCACGCTGTCCTTGCTCAGTCCGGACAGCTTGCCCTCGACCTCTTGGCGCATAGCCTCAAGGTTCGGATCGTCCATGACGTTGAGCCGTGGCAGCAGGTCACACAGGTCGGTGATGTTATCCAATGTGCTCTCGTGGAACCGTGCTTTGGGGTCGTCCAGCTTGGCCATACGGTCTGCCATGTGGACCACCTTGTCGTAGAGCCGCTGCCATACCTCTTGCATAGCACCAGTTGAGGCCTGCTTTACACGGGCCTCGACCTCCTCTTGGATACGCTCCAGTTCGGCATCAGCAATGTCCACACGGAAGTCGTTGTTGGGCACTGGCATGACACCAAGGTCCATCTTGAACTTGCTACCGATCTCACTTACGTCAGGGTAGTCGTCGACCTTGTACGCTGTACCAAGGAACCGCTGTGCATCCTGCACCAGTTGGGGGTAAGCCGGTACAAACTGCCGGACCAGCGCCTCGTAGTCAGACTTCTCCTTGCGGAACTCGGTCATGAAGGCGAGGTAGTTGGCAGTCGGCAGGATTTGGATACCCTTGACACCCCATGGCAGGGTGTTGTCGTAGAACTGCTGGCGGATCAGGCCGGCTTTCTTCTTGATATCATCCAGTAGGTCACACATCGGCAGCAGGCTCTTGTGGGATCGGACGGAGCCGGAGATAGCACCCTTGTTACGGGTAGTCTCGGTGCTGATCTCCTTGTCCAGCTTGTTGGCAGACCATGTGGATATGTTCAGCTGCACTAGCAGTGCGCGGTCAGATAGTTTCATCTCGTAAATCCTTATTGAGTGTTGGTGTACCCACTGACCTAATGCCAGTGGGTAGAGGTCCTGTCGTAATAACAAGACCTAGAACAGTACATCTTGGTGCTTCACTGCCCAGCTTGTGAAGGCCGCTGTGTTGGCCAACTCGGGTGTCTTGCGGAGAGCATGTGAGATGCTGAGCACAGAGAACTCGGCTGGCATACGGCTGGTGTAGGTCACAACCCGCTCCATGTTACCCTCTGTAGCCCGCTCGGCGATGGCACCGGACAGGGCGTAGAGCGTAGCAGGATCAGTCGGTACGTCTGCCGTGGTTGGGTTCATCAGGATAGCATCGGGGTTGGGCAGCTTGCGGTAGATACGTATGAACCCCAAGAACTCTGCCGCAGCACCCTCGCCAATGGCACCCTTGAAGCATTCGTACTCTGCCTCGGCTGGCACCTTGCCAAGTATCGCGGATACACCCTCGACCCATGACCGTGGTGTCGGGTTGACGTCACGCTGTGGGTCGAAGTCGTGGAGCAGGTTGGGGCGGAACCGTGTAAAGGCAA